TCCAAAAGCAGCAGTACGAAGTGCACCAAACGACACAGTCAATGGAGTCTGATTGCTTACAGGGATACCACCAGCAAATGCGGGAGAGAAAGTCCAATTAGGACCAACTGCAGGCAAAGCAACAACAGCATAGTTAAGCGGATGATACCGATAAACAACGGTTCCAAATCCTGTTGTACCAGTATTAATTGGGCCAAGATTTCGAGAGAAAGCCACAGCAGAAGGTGCTGAGCTTTCATCTGGAATTTTGACACCAAATGATCTACTATCAAACACATCAAGTTGAGAAGTAGTAAACTGCGGCAATAACACACGACCAGGCAAACCCTTTTGTTTACGACCTCGATTCCGACTCTTCTTACCAGTGGTAGTTAACACGCCATTAATCAAAACTTTATCAGGTCCAGCAGCAGGTATTTTCTCACGAGATTGCTGAGATCGATTTGACATCGTCTTCATCTTTCCTTGGATTTTTATAGAGTTTCCACTCTTGTTCTTTTTACTTTTATTCGTCATAGTATTGGATACCGCATGACAAACGGGACTATACATCCATTGGAAACTGAAACACTGAATTGAACAAATTGTGAACGGTTATGTGATATCAGATGATCCGTGTAGTCTCTTGGCATTCTTATTAGCACTAAAATAATAGTTTTGGTCAATAACTCCAATGGACCCAATGAGGGGTTACTACCCCCCGAACCCAATTTACTGTCTTGGCGGACTAGTTTATACTCATTTCGGAGTAAGAGACCTATTGTCGTAACCCAAGTGGGATGTCAACATAACGTAATTGTTCATTGTCAACACCAAAAGCTAAGGAAACATTATTATAATATTCCTCCAAAGCGATTTGAATATCCGGCATGATTCCAAATGCATGATAAAAACTCACACGAGTGGCATCAGATATTTTGCCGAATTTACGATCCATACCTTTAGATAAATAATACATTCCATCTTTCATGGTTGGATCCACCAACTTCTTCGCACCATCGGCAGTTAAATATAATTTATTATAAAAACTTTGCCATACTGGAACACCACCTGTTAAAGAAAGCCCGCCCTCTCCAACAGCAGCACACCACATCTTGAATATGCTCGGGTTGTCTAAAGGTTTGATTGCGACCGAAGTTTTTGAAATAGCAACATTAGGATCTCGAATCATAATATACTCGCCATCAACAAAAACTGGCCGACATTGACAAAAATCAATTTTCTCAAACATATAGACTGGTTCCTCAACAGTGAGCTTAAAGCCCAACTTAATGAAGAAACCCTCCACCCCTTTAGTAAACCTTTCTAGGTGAATAGCTTCGATTATGACGACACAATCGTCACCATCATTTGCTAATTCCAACTCGATTCCCAAATACTTAGCGTATGAGAAAACCATGCTAGACATAAGCAGACAATTACCTGACGACGTGTTCATTACACCAGACCATCTTCCTCCTTTAACCTTATATTTAGCAGTGCCATCACGACAATTGATGTAACCAGTACTACTCAATTGCCAATCTAGCATCTGCGATAAATATTTATTATTTGAAAAAAACAGTTTGTAAATGTTATGTTCCCATTTTAGTGCAGTTACAGACACATGCTGATCAAAGCGTTTAGCATCTAACCCAATGGCAACAGGATTTTTAAACCTGCTCCATTTACGGTATAGTAGCTTGCCTCGTTCAAGTGCATTGTAACCTTTAAAAATAGTGGGGGAACCAAACATCAAATCGATTAACTGATACAATTTCTTCTCTATAGGTCGTATAAACCTACCAACCTCAACGTTGTACCGCGGATTAGGCGGTTGAATAATTCGCGGAACCGGATCCTCACTTTTTGTGAAATTATATTTCTCACACTTCATAAATGAAGACAAAAAGGAGTCCACAACTGATATTGGCTTTACTATCAGTGTGTCCCAAGCTTTTTG